CATTGAATACGCCTCCTTTCAAGCTAAGATCCATAAAATATTCTCCGTTACTAATAGTATGTTTTGCTTTTTCAACTAGCATAAATCTATTAACATTAGTATCAGCTAAATCTAATTTAACAATAATACTAGATCCTGCTCTAACTCTTAAATCTCCAATAGCATTTTTAAGACTTAAAGTTTTAGTTTTTTGGTTATATAATTTTAGCAAAGCATCTGCTTTAGCTTGTGTAAATGTATTTTCATTCTCTTTATTATAGTACTGGAGTACTCCCCATTTATTTATATTTTCACCACTTTGACTTACATATTCGTCTCTTTTCCCTGTGTCTTTGTTATCAAATGCTATTTTTATCTTATTGTAAGTATTACTATCTATGCTTGATTTATAATCAAAATCTTCAATAGTTTCATTATCATAAAGTAATGGTAGTTTCATATCTTCAACATTTTTTAGAGTTAATTTTCCAAAGTCATCATATAGGCAATATAATTTACCCGTGATTCTTGTTGTTTCTTCTAATACAAATTGAATCATTGAAAATAGTTCAGAATTATCTTCCGCCCTTTTCTCAAATACATATCCTGTATCTGTTATGTTCCCTAAATTCATTCTGAAATCTTTTGCTATAGCTTCAATTATTTGTGTTGCAGTCATATTATAAAAAAACTTAGTATCTTTATTTTTTAGATATCTAAGCTGGTCATAAGCTGTTATTTTTAAAGTTTCATCTTTGTTTCTAGACATTGTAAAAATAAACCCATAGAAGACATTAGTATCATTTACTTTTAATCTTACAGGGTTCCCTTCTTCAATATTTAGCGTTTGATCTGGAATAATGCTAAAAGTTAATTTTCCGGGAGTACTTTTTCTTTCAGTTTCCCACACAATATTATCCTGTAGAGGTGGATAGTAAAGTGTATTTCCATTTCTAATTATTAATTCTATATTGTCCACTTTACCAACTCCTAACTAACATTAAGATTTAAAACCTGTCCAGGATAGATTAAATTTGGATTTGAAATTCCGTTAAGTTCTGCTACTTTAGGATACAAAGTTGCATCTCCTAAATATCTTTTACATATATTCCATAAACAATCACCACTTTGAACTGTATATGTTAATGGTGGTGGCGATTCAACTGGTATTGGTTGTGCTACAGGTGTTACTATGACATTTGTTGCTGGTGTAACTGTTGTAGTGGTAGCTAATACTGGTGTAGATACCTGTTCTATTATGGTAACAGTTTTAGTTTCATAATTTCTATATTGCTTTAATTTTATATTTACCTTTATATCATAACCATTTCCAGCGTCTTCTGTAATTTCATAATCTTCTAAAGACACACGCATATTAGTATCAAATAATTCATCTCCATTTTGCATTTCTCTAACTACTAAAAATTTAAAAGCTGTATTATTTTCTTTTAAACTTTTTAATTTTTTAAGATAATATTCTGCATTTCTAAATCTTCTGCTTTTGTATTTTGCGAATGGATATTCAACATTAGGTAAAAGGCACTCAAAGTTTATATCTGTAAGACCTTGGGTTTTTAATATATTTATTTCTCCATCATTAGCTAAAGTCATTGTTTTATTTTTATTGTTAATTTTCATTGTAAGTTTTGAAGGAGTCACAGGCAAAAGTATCTTATCTAAATAAAAACTATACACTATATGTTGCCCCCTCTGCTACAATTTGAAGACTTTCTTGAAGTCCCTGACCTAAAATATCCACTATTGAGCTCAAGTCTAATTCACTGTTTATACTATTACGATTATTCATTTCAACTTTGACCTCTGCTGTTGTAAATCTATTAATTGCGTCCTGTTCCGCTATATCACGCAAATACTTTAAATCTTCATCTGTAATATCTAACTTGTCCTTTATATCTTTAGTATTTTTAGCAGTATCACCTGTATTATTTGCAGCTTTATTTAATAAGTCATTGTAATCATAACCATTTCCCATATCTTGTTGCTGTGGATTCAATAATTTATTCGCCCAATCATCTACACTAGAACCCCAAGCATATCCTTTATTGAATTGTGCTCCAATATCAAGACTTTCCATTCTTGGCACTGAAATATAATTTTCTACAGGTTTTGAAAGTTCACTTTCTATTAATGATTTTGCATTAGATAAATCGCTTGAAATTGAAGCTGTATATTCAAATTCTGTACCTTTTCCTAATCCCATTGCGTCAGCAATTCCACCAAAAGAATTAAGAATATCAACAAAGTTGTTCCATCCTTCTATAGCAATATTTATACCTGTTAATATAGCGTTAGCAAAATTAGTAGCAAAAGTATCGCACCCTTTAGTTGCTGCAAGAAAACCATTAATAATTGCAAGATTTAAATTTAAGAATAATCTTTTATTTGCTTCCGCAGGATTGGTAAATGCATTTGCAAAGAATTCTACGAATGCTGCGATAATATTCCACACAAAAGCGATTACGTTATATATTACTGCTCCTAATGCCATAAATATACCCGCTATTATTCCTGTAGCACTATAGCTAGTTCCTGCAAACTTATTCATAGCAGCTATGGCTAAATAAAATATAGCGACTAAAGCAATTATCAATAAAATTATCCATGTCAATGGGCATGCATATAAAGCTGCATTAAAAGCTAGTTGCGATCCTGTCATTCCAGTTGTGGCTAACATTTCTGCTGTTATGGCTGCCCCATGTGCAACTGCTGCAATTGTTGCGGCAGTCTTAATTGCTGTAGTTATGCCAGTATATATATTATTAATCAATAATGCTGTATTGTAAGCCAAAAAAGCTGCTACAATTCCTAATATGATAGGCTCAATCACGCTCCAATTACTTTGAAAAAATGCTGCTATGTTTGAAATTGTATTTATCATATTTAATGCAACTATTGAAATCATAGAAAATCCATTAATCAATATGGTAATAAAATTCGTAACATTAGGATTATTAGCAATTTCATTTATTTTTAGCAAAACAGGCTGGAATGTCATTAAAGCTTGATTCTTAATACTAGTCCATATTTCTCCTATAGTCTTAGGCATTTTAGCGAATCTTGCTTCTGTATCTGCTGCGGTTGCAAATAAAGATTTTTTAATAATACCAGCTGTTATCTCTCCCTCACTTGACATCTTTCTTAAATCTCCCATAGTTTTGCCTGTATAGGTTGAAATAGCTTGTGCTAACATTGGAGCATTTTCCATGATTGAACGGAATTCATCACCTTGTAATTTACCTGATGCCATTGCTTGGCTTAATTGATACATACCTGCTGTTTGTTCTTGTAAGCTTGCACCACCAATTTTAAATTGCTTATTCATCTGTTCTGCGAATGCAACCATTTCATCGTTACCAGAAAAAGCTCCTTTTGCTAGAGTTCCAAGTCTTGCAACCACTGCCGCAGTATCGGAATAGCTAGCCCTTGACCTTTGAGCACTTTGAAATATTTCATTTTGTAATTGATCTGTTGTTCTTAATCCATCATTTATAAGTCCTAGACGTGCTTGCGTCTGAACTAATTCATCTGAGCTTTTGAAAACTTCTCCTAATGTTTTAAATGTAGCATAAACACCAACAGCATTCCTTAACTTACTGGCAAGTCCATCAGCATTATTTTGACCTTGAACTAATTTGCTATTAAAATCTTGCTGCCCATCTCCGGCATTCTTCATGCTTTGTTCTACTTGTATAAATGATGCTTGTGCACCTGATAAGTGTTGTCTTGCTGCCTGTAGGCTAGAAGTATCAACAGCTTGTCCTGACGCTCTTTGCATACTTTCAAATGAACTTATACAAATATTCAAAGCACTAGTTATTCCATTTATTACAGGTGACATATTATCATACATCTGGACCGTACTTCCTATAACCCCCATAATATCCCTCCTTTCTGTTTTTTATAAAAATAAAATAGCACCTACTATGTTAGTAAGTGCCTTTAAGTGCTATTTATATTCTTTACCATCAATAATTAATGTTTTTACAGTTTTTCCATCTGGATTCAATATAATTTTAAATTCTTGTCTTGCTTTTACTCCAAAAGAATTTTGAGCATCTACATAAGAACTTATTATTGTTTTTTCTTTGTCTTTATAAAAAGTCCATTCATTTATATTAGGAAAATCCGCTGTCGTTGGAGATTTCAAAAAATCTTTAATCATTTTTTCACTATTTATTTGTGCTTTAGTTTTTTCATCTAAAGTAAATACATAATTAGATAATTTAGATAGTACATTATTATTATCATAAATAGTGTTATCAGCATATTTTATTACATATATTGAATTATCACTTCTTAAGTACATTATAATATTACTAACTAAATCATTAGTAATTCTATATCCTTTTTCATTTCCACCATAAGCATTATCTAATATTTCATCATGTTTTATTTCTTTAATATTAGTTATATCACATTGTTTGAGAATTTCATTTATTTTAGCAGCTTGATCTTTATCAGTATTAGTATATTGCATAATAATGCCTATATCTTTAGGGGCGCTTGCAGATTTAGGTCCATACAAAACCATCATACTTGTTGAGAAAATAAAAAATCCCATAGCTATTAATATTGTTATTAAACAACCTTTTTTATGCATTAATTATACCCCCTAGAACATTTTTCTATTATTATACAATATTTATACAATATTTACTATCTTTTAGTTTTTCTTTCTAATTCTTTTTGTTTTTTCTTTTCAGCATCTACCTTTATACTTATAGACGCAATAACGAAAGCCTTTTCTTCATCAGATAAAGCTATGTATTCGCTAGGCCATTTATGAAATTTATGGAGACAATAATGAGCGTAAGTTGCTTCGGGATCATCTCCATTTATTAGTTTTTTGCTTCTTCTACCTTTTCCTTTAGACCAACATCAAAACCATTTATTTCTTGAACTTTTTGAAGTAAGTTTTGATATTCTCCATCCTTTAGCATAGTTTGAATTAAATTTTCAGCACCTACAACATGATAACTATCTTGCAATTCTGCATTGTTAAGATCAGGGTATTTAACGCATTCAATTACTAATTTGCATAGATATGAATCGAAATCAGTTTCCGGAACAACTATATTTTTATTTATTGGTGAAGGCCTTCTTTTAGTGCAGTCCTTTTTAATTTCATTTGCTTTTTTGCTTGTTACTGGTGCTAATTCCCATTCTATAGGCTCACATTTACCATTTACAAATCTATCACTAACTACAAATTTAGTTACATCCTCTTTTAACGCATTTCCTGCTAGAAAAAAACTTAAATTATTTGACATTTATTATTCCTCCATTCATTTTAATAAAATAAGGACACATCAAAGTGCCCTCTTTTTTATACCATACCATTGACTAAATTGAATTCTTCTGGCATTTCGAAATCATCAAAAGTGCCACTTATATCTTCATCTAAGTAATCTGCATCTACATCTATTTTTGCAAGTATTCCACCATCAAGATTACATTGTTTAAGAATTACACTTTGTCTGCCAATGGAAGAATTTTTATCTTCATTGGTAACTTGAATAGTAAAGTAAGTATCTTCGCCAGAGTCTTTATATTTAACTAGCATTTGACGCATTATTGATTGATTATAATGCGCTGTTCCAGAAAATGTTCCTTTCCATCCACTAGCCTTATTACCCTTACCAGTACGCCCTAAAATAGGCACTTCAACCTTAGTTTTATCTATTTTAGATTCAAACTTTATAATTTGCATAAAATTATATCTAGTCCCATCTATAGTCATAAAGCATTCCGCTAAACTTCCACTAATTGAATCTTGTGCATTCATTGTCTGATTTGCCATTTCTTACACTCCCCTTTCTACGCAACTACTACAGTCATATATAATTTTTCCATTGCATTAGTGACTGTGACAGATTGATTTACTACAACACTATCTTTAGTATTTCCTTCGGCTGTTGTAACGCCTTTAGAATCAAAATTCTGAATTGCTCTTAAGGTTTCTAATTCTCTAGCCATATCCACTATGTCTGACCATAGAGATAATCTTCCAGCTGCATCATTTGGGATTTTTCCTAAATACTTAGTATTGAATAAAGCTGCTTCATCATTAGCTATTTGATCTAATACCCTAACAGTTTGATTTTTAGCAAAATCTTTATTTTTTTCTTCTGTAAAGGTAGTTAAAGTGTTGATATCTGTTAATACTCTAACTTCATTACCAACTTTATGAAACATCAATTTACCTGCTGCAATGCCTGCTTCTAATTCACTTTGTTTATAATTAGTATCAACAGTATATTCACCATCATATTTCTTATTGGTAACACTTTTATTAACTGCACATGCAGCTTCTGCACCTAATAACCAGTAAACTAATTCACTTCCTACAGCTCCACTATCTGTAACAGCATTTTGAAGAGATATAATGCCCTCATAATTAGCTGTTTCAGTTCTATAAACAATTGTTTGAAATTTAGCACCTACTTCATCCCTCATTCTATTTGTAAAGGCAATAAATAAAGCTATAACTGTACTACTGGTTGACAAACAACCAAGAGTATTAAAGCTATAACTTTCTATTTTATCTAAAAATGATTGATATTCTGTTCCTGTTACTGTATCTCCATTTGATCCACCTGTTAAAGCTGTTCCTGCTGTTTCTGCTAAAGTAGCACCTGTTTTAAAATCCACAAAGTCGTTATTTTTTAAGCCTGTAGCAGCTGCAACTGTTTGGGTATCTACTACAGCATTATCTATTAATGTACTAACATCAAATTTAGTGTTATCATCAATATTTTCAGCAATAACAATTTTTATGCTATTACCTCTAATACCTTTATATTTTGCAGTTGCATAAGTATTCTGAGCCTTAACACCATTTTTCATTAACTTATAAATATAGCCTGTTTGCAAGTTTTTAAATAAATCTCTTATTCCTTTCATTTGATCATCTGTATAATTGTACCCAAATGTCTTAAGACAATCATCTTGAATAGTTTCAGCATTTACTGTAAATATTGCATCATCTGGACCCCAATTTAATTCAATTGCTAAAGCTCCATATCCTCTATCAGATAAAGTAGCATTTGCACGTGCAGCACTTACAAAATTAATATACGCACCTGGAATAACTTTATTTTGAGTTATAAATGTTCCTCCACCTAACGCCATTATTTAACATCTCCTTCCATAAAATCTTTAATAATTTTGTCAACCGTATTCAATGAATACAAATTTCCATCAACCAATAGAGCATTAATTAAATCTTTTTTATGCCTATAGGCTTTACTCTTTAATATTTGCTCTTTTGTATAAGTTTTTTCAGCTTGATTTACTGTAGTTGTTTTTTCATCTACATTTTCATCCATATTCTTAATTCACCCCCACATTAGCTTTTAAGCTTGCCATAGAATCTTCTTGAGTAATATTTTCTTTAGTTATTAAGTTATAATCTACAAAGAAATGCAAAACGTCCTCTACAACCTCATATGTTATGTTTGTTCCTCTAACATTCTTAGAATCAACTATTATACTTTTTAACATTACTTCCAATGTTGCAGCTACATCATAACATTCTTTTCTATTTCTAATTATTCCATCTACAGGCTCATTTTTAGGGTGATATTCAATAGTAAATGTTTTATTTGAATTGTACCTATTTCCTACTATTTGAGTATTAGAACCATTTAAGAATGAAATAGAAAAACAGGGCGTATCAAATCCCTGTTCTATATTTTCAGTATATATTACATATGCTGTCTCGCCTGTATTAAATTCAGCATCTAAAGCCTGAGATATACCAGTTATAATACTATTTACCATTCATACACCACTCCAAATATTGCATAATTCTTCTTTCTACTATTTTAGTTGCTTGCGCTTGAATTTCTCTTTCAGATATAGTTAACATAAATCTACCTTGCACCCAGCCTTTATGATTTGCAGTTCTATGTCCAAATTCAACATAAGGAGCATATTCAATAGGATTTATTATTTCTACCTGATACATACTCCCTATATGCTGTATTTCTCCTATGGTCCACCCTCTTCTAAGAGTGCCACCAGTCTTACCGCTTCCACTAGAATATTGACCTACAGGTGTTCTTTTAACGACCCTTCTAAAAAGTCTAGAAGCTATTTCATTTGTTAAATCCATCGCTAAAGTTTGTAAATCACTACTCTGTAGCTGTTGAAACTTATCTCTCATACTAATTAGTTGCTTGAAGTCTGCTTTTCCCCAAGTAGCCATAATTAAGTCCAACTTGTAAATAATTCGAGTTCAATTTCTTGATGAACTGAATATATTGCAGGCTTACTACTATTCTTATAAGCTGTTGTTAAAACGCTATTTAGATTTACTGTTTTTGACTTCTTAGTAACAACTATCTTACTACCTGCTTTTATTGTTATATCTGATGATATTATTAATAAAGGTGTTTGGGTTGCGGTAGTCGCTGTGCCTGTAGAAATAGCATGGTCTAATGTAGTAGAGTAAGTTAAATTGCAAGGTTGATTAGTATATATTGATACTTCTTGTTTAATTGTTTGTTTAGTTACTGGATCTTTTACACTTTGATATTCAATAATATTGCAAGAATCCTCATAAAATATTTCTAAAGCTTTCTTTCGCTGTTGCCTAGCATTAGCAATCATTTTGCTTATGTCCATTTTACTATCCTATAGGCATTAAGTTGCTTTTTATAGTCTCTTATAAGACTATCCTTAAGTTCAGCAGCATTACTTCTAAATTGAGTTGTAGTATTGCCTTCTTGAATTGAAGATACAGAACCTAGGGCAACAGCTTCACTTCCTAGATTCTCATTTATATATATCTCTCTTGCCATTTTTATAAACGTAGTAAACAATCCTGTAGGAACTTCACCTATATGACAATGTGTAGTTATTATTGTTGTTGCATCATCTAAAGCAAAATTTAATAAAGTATCTTTTGTGGTATCAGTTCTGCTAATGTCTAGGATATCTTTCAGAGTATTTAAGCTTTCATTATCTACAGGCATAAGATCACCCACTATTCATTTATTTTTTCAGCATCTTGAATCTTTTTAAGTATGCCATCTTGACTTGTACTTTTCCCAATATCAATTTCTTTTTCTGCTGCATAGACTATAAGTTCCTCTACAGTCATATCTTTTATTTGTTTTTCTTCAGTGCTATTATTTTCATTTTTTTTGGCTTCTTGTTGCCTTCTCATACGATTAAAAGCGGCTAATCCCATATAACCCCCCCCTAAGCAATTAAAGTATCAACGCTAGTTTTATTAGCTATTGTGTACCCTAATTTAGTTCCGCCAGTAACGGTTAATGTTTGAGTATCACCAGCAGCCCAAGCTCCTATATATTCTATTGTTATAGTTCCAACACCTTCAGTTAATACAACTGTTGTAGCACTTCCAGCAATAGCACTTGTACCATTGCCAGCAGTAACTTCTGTAACAGCTATAGCAAAAGCTCCATTTAAGAAAGTACAAACTTCGCCAGCTGCGGTTTTTAAAGTAACTGTAACTGTTCTAGTAAACTTTGCAGCACTTCCACCTATAGCGGTAGCTACAGCAGCACTACTACCAGTAGTTGCAGGTGTCAAAGTTAAAACCATATCGCCATTTATTGCTTTTTCCATTGCTCCAAGATAGCCATAAACCTCTTTTAGAGAATGTTTTAAAGTTTTACTTTTAAATCTATCTATCATGCTCATTCTAAACATTCCTCCTTATAAAAATAAGGCAGTTTTAAGGCTGCCTCTAAGCTAATTTATGTTTAAATATAACTATTCTAATATTCTTAGTGTCATAAACTTTTGACCAGTTAGCACCTGTTGCCATTTCAGTAAAGGTTGGTGTCTTACCTGCTACACTTGATTCAGTCCATTTGATGCCTCTAGGATGTAATACAAAGTGTTGTCTATTTATAAGGATATCTTCACCAGCCAATGTGTCTCTATCGCTTTCAGTTGGCACTGGAGCTGCTCCGTTACCTAAACCAAATGCACCTTCTCCAAACATATAAGTTGTATATACTCCATTTGATACAGGACATTGATCATCTATAATAACGTTGTAACCTAAATATTTAGGAAATTGAATTAATGTCTCTGAATCTGCTACCATATCAATTTCATTATTCTTTTGAAGTTTTGTGTAAGTAGCTGAATGCATTGCTATAGCTGTTAATTTACTTGCATTATCTCCTAGTAATTGTTTAGCATCTAAAGCAGCACTTACGCTTATAACTGCATCTGCTCCAGTATTTCCTGATATATCTTTTACATTTGAACTAGCTAAAGTTGTTTCTAATCCAGCTAAAGATTTAAATAGGCATTTACTTCTTTCACCCATCCAATACTTAGCTACTTTTGAACCAATAACACTCATAGGATCATCACCAGATAAAGCTGTCGCTAAATCATTTACGCCCCATGCTTTACCTCTCATATGCAATCTAGCTTGGTCTTGTCCAGCTGTAATTGCATTAACTGTCAATGATGCAGAATCGCTTAATCCCTCTGAATCACCATCTAAATCATTCCAATAAGGCATATTGATTATTGTTCCACCACTTGAAGCTAAAATGTCTAACGCTGGGTCATTCGCTACTATT